GATGGACAGCTTGATCTGGTTGCTGATTCTGAAATACAAATTGCTGCTACCACTATTGATATAAACGGTAACGTAGACATATCTGGCACACTAACAATTGGTGGTGCTGATATATCGGAGACGGAACTAGAAATACTTGATGGTGCAACAGTCACCACAACAGAGATAAACATTCTTGACGGCGATACTTCTGCTACGTCCACCACTGTGGTTGACGCTGATCGTGTTGTTTTCAATGACGCTGGAACCATGAAACAGGTAGCGGTCACAGACTTAGCTGCCTATTTTGATGACGAAATCACAGCAATGCCGAACCTCGTTACCACTGCTGCCACCACTGTTGGCGCACTTAACTCTGGTTCGATCACGTCTGGTTTTGGTACGATTGACACAGGATCGTCAACAATTACAACAACAGGGCTTATCACTGGTGGTTCGTTGGACATTGATGACGTGCTTATCAACGGCACAACAATAGGGCACACAGACGATACGGACCTTATTACTTTGGCGAATGGTGTAGTCACTATTGCCGGGGAGATATCAGTCACTACTCTGGATATTGGTGGCACAAATATCACCTCCACTCCCGCTGAACTAAACATCCTTGATGGTGACACAACTGCCAGTTCTACTACCGTAGCTGACGCAGACCGTGTTGTTTTCAATGATGCTGGAACTATGAAGCAGGTGGCGGTTACTGACTTGGCTGCTTATTTTGATGACGAAATTACGGCGATGCCTAACCTAACGTCTGTTGGCACGTTGACAACCCTGACTGTAGACAATGTAATTATTAATGGATCAACCATTGGACACACGGGCGACACAGACTTGATGACTGTGGCTAGTGGTGTTCTTACTGTGGCTGGTGAAGTTGATGCTGCAAGCTTGGATATATCTGGCGATGCCGACATTGATGGTACACTTGAGGCTGATGCAATCACTGTCAATGGCACAGCATTGAATACTGTTATCGCGGGTGTGACCGTTACTGACGCAACCAACTCTGCCCACGTTTTAGTAACTGACAACGAAAGCACCAATGAAGAAAACCTTATCACCTTTGTAGAAAACGCAACAACCAGCACAGGTAATGTTGGCCTAGAGATGGATGGCAACCTTGCATACAACCCAAGCACAGGCACAGTAACAGCAACAATATTTAAGGGTAACATAGACGCAGTAGACGGAGACTTTGATGGTACTCTGGAAGCTGATGCAATCACGTTAGATGGTTCAGCGATTACCACAGTAGCTACTTTGTCTACTGGTATATCTAATGGCAATCTGCCTGTGTTTACCAGCGGTGCTGCCGACAATGACTTCCTACGTATTGACGGTACATCCATTGAAGGACGTTCTGCATCAGAGGTGCTGTCGGATATAGCAGCAGCACCAGCAGCAGGAAGTTCTAATATTGTTACAACAGGTGCAATAAACAGTGGCAGCATCACCAGCGGATTCGGTGCTATCAATAACGGATCAAGTGCCATAACAACTACTGGCACTATGACATTCGGTAGCTTGTCTGATGGTTCTATTACAGTTACAGCATTTGTTGACGAAGACGACATGTCATCTGACAGTGCAACTCTTATTCCTACACAGCAGTCTGTTAAGGCATTCGTAGAAAATAATGCAGGTGCGCCAGCGGCGGGTAGTAGTAACATCGTTACGACAGGCGCACTAAACTCTGGCTCTATTACCAGCGGCTTTGGTAGTATTGATACAGGGTCTAGTAATATTACTACAACTGGTACTGGGTCATTTGGTGTAATTAACGCAACTGACGGTTGCACAATTACTACTGCCGATAATACTGCACAATTAAAACTAGAATCTACAGACGCAGATGCAAATGTTGGTCCTATCCTTGAAATGACTAGAAATTCATCTAGTCCTGCTGACAACGACA